AATAAAAAGAAAAGTTACTAATGATTATATTTGGACATACTGTTAGAGAGTGGAAACGAAGAGCAAAAGAACATAAATGGTTTTTAAGCTCGTTATTAATAGTTTTCATTTTAGGTGGAGTAATTTTTTAATGGTAGCAAAAAAATTTCAAGATCCAGAAGGTGGTTTAAATGATGCCGGTAGAAAAAAGTTTGGTGTTAAAAGACCACAGTCATCTGGTACAGATGGTAGACGGATCTCATTCGCTGCTAGATTTTCTGGTATACAAGGACCATTAGAAAAAAATGGTAAACCTACAAGATTAGCATTAGCTCTAAAAAAATGGGGATTTAAAAATAAAGCAGAGGCAAGAGCTTTTGCAAATAAAAATAAGGATACAGCATAATGAAACTTAATGGGAACCAAGTATTAGATAGATCTAAAAAAGCATTTGCTAAAAAAGAATTATGGAGAACTATCTACGAAGATTGTTATCGTTATGCATTACCACAAAGAAATTTATATGAAGGTTACTACGAAGGAAATGTTCCTGGCCAAAATAAAATGAATATGATTTTTGATAGTACAGCTATTCATTCAGTACAAAGATTTGCAAATAGAATACAATCTGGATTATTTCCTCCTTACAAAAAATGGTGCAGACTTGAACCAGGAAATGACATACCAGCAGAAAGAAGAGGAGAAGTACAATCAGCTCTAGATCTATATTTAGATAAAATGTTTTCTGTTTTAAGACAATCTAATTTTGATTTAGCTATTGGTGAATTTCTTTTAGATCTATCTGTAGGAACTGCTGCAATGTTAATTCAACAAGGTGATGATTTAAATCCAATTAAATTTACTCCAGTACCTCAATACTTAATTGCATTAGAGGAAGGACCAAGTGGAACTGTAGATAATGTTTATCGTAAATATAAATTAAGAGGAGAGACAATTACTAGAGAATTTCCAGATGCAAAAATTCCAGAAACATTACAAAGATACATAGATGAAAAACCTCAAGAGATGATTGAACTTATTGAGGCTGTTGTTTATGATTTAGATAGAGGTGATTATTGTTACCATATATTACATGAAAAATCTAAAGAGGAATTAGTATTTAGAAGAATGGATCAATCACCATGGATTGTTTCTCGTTATATGAAAATACCTGGTGAAGTATTTGGTAGAGGCCCATTGGTTACAGCATTACCAGATATTAAAACTTTAAATAAAACTTTAGAATTACTTTTAAAGAATGCTAGTATTGCTTGTGCTGGTGTTTATACAGCAGCAGATGATGGTGTAATCAATCCATCTAATATTCGTATTCAACCTGGATCTATTATTCCAGTTGCTAGAAATGGTGGACCACAAGGTGCATCACTAGCTCCATTACCAAGATCTGGAGATTTCAATGTATCTCAAATTGTTATTAATGATTTAAGAATGAATATTAAAAAACAATTACTTGATGATACTTTACCACCAGACAATATGTCTGCAAGATCAGCTACAGAAATTGTAGAAAGAATGAAAGAACTTGCTCAGAATATGGGTGCTGCATTTGGTAGACTTATAACTGAGACGATGGTTCCAATCATTCGTAGAACACTCTTCATTATGGATCAGAAAGGTTTGATCCAGCTCCCTTTGAAGGTTAATGGGCTAGAGGTAAAAGTTACTCCTGTTAGCCCATTAGCAAAAGCACAAAACCTAGACGAAGTAAATGAGGTTATGCAATTCTTTCAAATTGCTAATGCTCTTGGTCCTGGTGGTGTTGCTGAAGTTAAACCAGATGCTATTGCAGCATTCGTTGGAGACAAACTAGGTATACCTTCAGAGTTAAGAACTTCACCAGAAGAGAAACAACAAATACAAAAACAAACAATGGAAATGTTAAAGTCTCAATCAATGCAAATAATGGAAGGTGCTGCACAAGCTCCAGGACAAGCTCCTGGTCCAACTGAAACACCAATGCCAGAAGAGGCTGTAGAAGAACAACTTAGATCATGAAACAAGGCTGGGATGGAATAGAATTTTTAGATGTAAAATCTAAAAGTGAAAACAAAGATACAGAATTAGAAACCAACAAAGCATTTGCTAGAACTTTCGAAACTGAAGAAGGAAAAAAAGTTTTAGAGTTTCTAATAAATAAAACTTTACAACAACCAACTTGGATCCCTGGTGGAGATCATAGTTTTGGCTATGCGAGAGAAGGCCAGAATAGTATCATTAGAGAAATCCAAACTAGAATAGGAAGGACTAAACAATGAGTGCAGAGGAAAATATAAATCAGTCAGAAGGATTATTAGCAAACACTAATCCAAAAGAAGAGCAACAAGCTCCCAATCCAGAGGAAACAATTATTCCTCATTTAGAAGATGAGAATAAAGATCAAACAGTAGAAGAGGCTAAAGCTGAACAAGAAACTAAAGTTTTAGAAAAACCAGAATACATAGAAGATAAATTTTGGGATCCTAAGTCTGGTGCTAAGATAGAAGAGTTAAGTCACTCTTATAAAGAATTGCAAAAACAATTTTCTATGGGTAAACACAAAGCTCCTTCTGAGTATGATTTATCTGTAATGGAAGATGTTGATGTTGAGAATGATGTCCTGGCTAAAGAATTTTTAGATTGGGCAAAAGATAATAAACCAACACAAGCTGCCTTTGATAAACTTGTAACCACATTTAAAACACTATCTCAACAACAAGAACAAGAAGATAGTATTAATTTAGAGGAAGAGGCTAAATCTCTTGGACCTAATGCAGATCAAATTATTAATGGTATTAAGACTTGGGGACAAGGATTAGTTGCTAAAGGTGTATGGTCTGATCAAGATTTTGATGAATTTAAAGTATTTGCTGCAACAGCTAATGGTATTAATGCATTAAATAAAATCAGAAAATACTATGGTGAACAGACAATTCCAACTGCACCAGTAGATGTAGATGGAGCTGCAAGTAAACAAGAACTTTATGAAATGGTAGCAGATCCTAAATATAAAACAGATCCTAACTTCCGTAGAAAAGTTGAAGAACAATTTTCTAGAGCTTTTCCAGGTAAAGTTAATAACGAAAATTTTTAATTTAGATACTTGCTTAATTTATAAAATTCGACTATCCTTATAGGCGAAGATAACCAAATTTATAAATGGCCTTCTGGCTGGTGAGCAAAGACACCATTTTTGTCAGCCGGGCTTTACCCCGACAACTGCAAGTTAAGTAAAACTAATGTGTTAATAAAAGGAGAAAAACTATGGCACAATCAATAACAAATGCCTTTGTTACTCTTTTCGATGCCGAGGTAAAACAAGCATATCAAGGTGAAAGCTCACTTCTTGGATGCGTAAGGCTAAGACAAGGTGTACAAGGTAACACTTACAAGTTTCCAAAACTTGGTAAGGGTAGTGCGACTGCTCGTATTCCACAAACTGATGTTACTCCATTAAATGTAACATACAGTCAAGTGACTGCGACTATGTCAGACTACAATGCTGCTGAATACTCAGACATCTTCCATCAAGCAAAAGTAAACTTTGATGAAAGACAAGAGCTTGTTCAAGTAGTATCAAAAGCAATCGGTAGAAGAATGGATCAATTAATCCTTGACGGATTAGATGCAGCATCTTCACCTTCAACTGTAGCTAAAACAGTAGTAACATCTGGATCAGCAACAGCATCTAACTTAAATGTTGGAAAGCTAATTGCTGCTAAAAAAGCTATGGATGCTAATAATGTCCCGTTTGACGACAGACATATTATCGTTCATGCTAATAACTTATCTGGGTTACTAGGCGATGAGAGAGCAATCTCTGGAGATTTCGCAACTGTGAAAGCTCTAGTAGCTGGTGAGATCAACACTTTCTTAGGTTTCAAATTCTATGTAATTGGAGACAGAGATGAAGGTGGTCTACCATTATCAACAAACGACAGAACTTGTTTTGCGTTCCACAGAGCATCAATCGGTATGGCTGTAAACATGAACCAGAAAACTGAGATCAATTATGTTCCAGAGAAAACTTCTTTCTTGGTGAACTCAATGTTCTCTGCTGGTGCAGTAGCTATTGATGACGAAGGTATCGTTAAAATAACTTGTGACGAAAGCTAATAGAGGAGGAAAATAATTATGGCTTATACTAAAGACAACTTACAACCAATCGGTGGTCAAGCTAAAGCTGGTAATGCTCCTCAAATGTGGAGTTACACAGCACCTACTGCTGATGCGATTGCTGACATTAATACTGAAGGGTACTTCAATAGTGCCTCTGATGTTTTAAAAGTTGGTGATTTAATTCATGTATGGGATAGCTCTGTACCAACTTCTACTTTAGTTACTGTTTTAAGTAACGCAAGTGGAGTTGTTGATGTATCTGATGGAACAGCTCTATCAGTTGCAGACGCAGACTAATAACTAATACTGGGGAGGCCCTTCGGGGCCTCTTCACAAATTAGAGGATTTAAATGGCAAGTGGAGATACAAATGTTTCAATCTGTAACCAAGCATTAGTGCTATTAGGTTCAGACACAATTTCATCGTTTAGTGATACTACAAATGATGCAGCGACTGTATGTAATCAAATTTATGATACAGTTAAGAAACAAGCATTATCTTTATACCCTTGGTCTTTTGCCTTAACTAAAACACAATTAGCAAGATCTTCTACAACACCTATTAACGAATGGGCATATCAATATGTAATGCCTTCAACTGCAATTTCATCTACACCTTTACAAGTTTATAATTCAAGCTCGACAAGAATATTACCAATACAAAATTACGAAATTTTATATACATCATCCGGACCAGCTATTGCTACTAATGAAGAAACTATTTACATAGATTATATTTCAAGTGTAATAACAGAAGGACTAATGCCCTCATACTTTGTTCAGCTACTCGTTTATATGATGGCATGGCATCTAGCAGAACCAGTAACAGATCAAATTACTAAATCTGATTATTGGAGAAAAGTAGCTGTGGGTACGGAAAGCGAAAATGGAAGGGGTGGGTATTTTCGACAAGCAACTAATATTGATGGAAGAGGAAAACCAAATTACGCAATAGTGGATTTCCCATTAACAGATGTTAGAGACTAATGAGCAGAGCTGTAACTATTCAATCAAATTTTACAACTGGAGAACTAGATCCATTATTAAATTCTAGAATTGATATTAATCAATACTATAATGCTCTTGATAAAGCTCGTAATGTTTTAATCCAACCACAAGGTGGTGCTATTCGTAGACCAGGATTAGAATATATTAGTACAATACCTTCTGCTGCTAATCCACAAGATGGAGTAAGATTGGTCCCATTTGAATTTTCAACTACTCAAAGTTACATGATGTTATTTGTTAATAATAGAATGTATGTTTATAAAGATAAAGAATTAGTAACTAACATTAATGGATCTGGTAATGATTATTTAACTACAACAATTCAAAGCTCATACTTAGCTAATTTAGATTATGCTCAGTCTGCTGATACATTAATTGTAGTGCATGAAGATATGCAACCAGTAGAAATTACTAGAGGTGCAAGTGACAGCTCCTGGACAATTACAAATATAACTTTTGAATACATACCTCAGTATGCATTTACTATTACAACATCAAGTCCTTCTCATAGTTTAACACCAAGTGAAGTTGATGGAAATATTACATTGACTGGTGGTGGTGGAGCTTTTTCTGCTAGTGATGTTGGTCAGTATGTTGAAACTAATGATGGAATAGGTAGAGCAAGAATTACAAGATTTGTTTCATCAAGTGAAGTAGAGGCTATTGTTGAAATACCTTTTTTTAATACGGATGCTGTTGCATCTGGATCATGGTTTATTGAAAGTGGATATGAAGATGCCTGGAGCTCATCTAAAGGATGGCCAAGAACTGTAACCTTTCACCAGGGTAGATTATATTTTGGTGGATCTAAATCTAGACCTAATACAATTTTTGCATCTAGAGTTGCAAGGTTCTTTGATTTTAATCCTGGAGAAACTTTAGATGATGATGCTATTGAGGCTACTTTAGCAACTGATAGTGTTAATGCTATAACTGGATTATTTGCTGGTAGAGACTTACAGATCTTTACTAAGGGAGGTGAATTTTTTATTTCTCAGGCATCACTAGATCCTATTACTCCAAACAATTTAGTTGTAAGTACAGCAACAAGAAGAGGAGCTAAAGAAGGTATTAAACCCGTTGGTGCTGAGAGTGGTACATTATTTATTCAAAGAGCTGGTAAAGCATTAAGAGAATTTTTATTTAGTGATGTAGAACTATCTTATATCTCTAATAATATTTCTTTACTATCTTCTCACTTACTAAGATCTCCATCTGATATGGCCCTTAGAAAAGCAACCTCAACTGATGATGGTGACTTATTAATGATTGTTAATGGCAGCGATGGATCTCTTGCAACTTATTCTATTCTACGAGGACAGAATGTTATTGCTCCATCTTTATCAACTATTGATGGTGAGTTTGTAAAAGTTGCTGTTGATGTTGATCAAATTTATTTTGTAGTAAAAAGAACTATTAATGGATCTACTGTTTATTATGTAGAGGCATTTAATGATGACAATACTACAGACAGTAATGTTTTATTAACTGGTGCAAGTTTACCTGGAACAACAACTGTAACTGGTTTAGATCATTTAGAAGGTGAGACTGTAAAAGTTATTGCTGATGATCAAATGCAAAGTGATAAAGTGGTATCTTCTGGTGAGATTATTTTAGATAGTGTCCCAACTTCTTATGTTGAAATAGGATTAGACTTTACTCCAGAAATTAAAACTTTACCGGTGGAATTAAAATTATCTAGTGGTAATGTAATAGCACAGAAAAAAAGAATAGTAGAGGCAACAGCAAATATGTACTTGACACAAAATTTATCACTTAATGGAAATGATTTTTCATTTATAGGTGGTGAATTTTATACTGGATTAAAAAGAAGAAAACCTATTTTAGGTTATGACAGAAGAGGACAGATGACATTTTCCCAGTCTGAACCTTTATTTTTTACATTATTGGGAATTGAATTTAAAGTGAGTGTAGGACAGTAATGGCATTTCCTTGGGCAGCAATAGCAGTAGCAGCATCGGCTGGTAAAGCATACGCAGCATACTATGAAGGTATGGCTAAGAAGGCATACTACGATGCCCAGGCTGATATGAAACTTCTACAATACAAAGATAAAAGAATTGAAAGTAAAGAGGCTGGAGTAAAAGTATTAGAAGAAACTAATAAAGCTCTATCATCAATTATAGCTAAAGGTGCTGCTGGTGGAATATTAGTTGATGAAGGAAACATTTTAGTTGCTCAACAAGTTTCATTAAGAAATGGAATAGAAGATTTTAATGTTGCACAAATCAATCAAGAGATAATGCAAAACTTAGGAATAGTAGAATTTACTAATTTAAGAGCTGCTGGTAAGGCTGCTAAACAAGCTGGAATAATGAGTGCAATATTTGGGTTTGGTACAGATATGGCAACACTAGGACAGACTGGTGCTTTTGATAAGAAAGGTACAGCATAATGGCAGAGAGAAAAATATATCAAGGTGGATTAGTTAGATCGGTAGGAATACCGAGTGTTTCATTTGCTCAATACCAAGAGATGGCAAGTGGAGCTAATACTATGGAAAGAAAATTAGATAGCCTTGTTAAGTTTGCTATTAAAAAAGAAGAGAAGGTTCAAATAGAAGAGGCTAAGACTTATGCTGCATCTAATCCTATTAGTGTAAATGATTATATAAATGCATCACCAGTAGAAAGAGAAAAATTAGTAGGTGGTAATAAAGATACAAGTTATGGCCAAACTGTAAGAGCAACACAATTATCATTCTTATCTACTGAGATGGCTATCAAAGCTCAGAAAGATTTCATGTCATTAAAGATTGAGGCTAACACAACTAATATGCCTTTAGATGAATATGAAAATCAACTTAATGCTATTGTACAAGGTTATAGTGATGCTGTATTAGATGTTGATGCAGAGGCAGCAATAACTGTTAAAGCTGATCTAGCAAGTAAAGCTAGTGCTTACTACTCATCTTATTCAGATAAAATTGTTAAAGATTATAAAAACTTAACTGATAGTACCACACTTATTTTTAGTGATGAATTAGTTGATACTATACCAGATGAAATGTCTAAAGGTCATATTGTTACTGTTATAGGTGAAGATGGTACAGCTCAACAAGTTGGTATTGATGAACATTTAAATTTATTAAAAAATAGATACAGACTTCAACTACTTGGTAAAGGAATGAAGAAAGAAGATTTTATTAAGTGGGAAGGAAAGTGGGATGCAAAAGTATTACAAACTAAAAAGAATATTTTATTTGGTGAGTTTGTAGATAAACCAGAAAATCTTACAAGTGCTACTTCAGCAGCTAAAATTTGGAAACAAGTACAGAATGGTAATTTTAATGACAATAAAAAACTCCAGGCTATTTACAATTCACTTGATGAAAATGAACAAGCTGAATTTAGAAATAGTGTAAGAGAATGGAAAAACAATCGTATCAAATCTATTGAAGATAATGAGAAAGCATTTGATTTAGATATTAAAACAAAGAAAGATGATCTTGAAATTAAATACTTAGAGGCTGTAAGAAATAAAAATTTTACAACTGCTAATGAAATAGTGGAAGAGGCTAAAAGTTTAGATACAGATCTGTATAAAGATTTACTTACAGATATTCAACAAGACAAAGAAGATGGTAATTTCTTAGATTCTAAAGTTATGTCTGATCTTGATGATATGTTATTTAGTGGAACATTATCAATGTCAGAAATTAATCATGCTTATGACAATAATGCAATTAGTATTGATCAAAAGAGAGATCTTAAATCTAAATTATTAACTAAGAAAAACGAAGAGTACAGAGCAGCAGAAAAGTATATGAGAAATTCTTTTGGTTTTCCAGAGGCTGGAATGATCACACTAGACAGAGATACTAAAGTTGCATTTGAACAATTCAGAAATGCATCTAATCAAATTATGGATTATATGAGAGCTAATCCAAACGCAACAGCTCAAGATATTATGGCAGAGGCAAAAGCAATTACTGGTAATGTTAACGAGGCCAGAGATATTGATAAAGAAATCAAAACAATTAAAAAAACAATTACAAGTGAAAAAGGTGACTTTGGATTAAAAGGTAGAGCTTGGACAAGATACTTTAAAAAATTCTACAGTCCAGAGTACAAGAATATTGCAGATGATTTTATTAATACTCCAGGTGGTATTGATGCATTAATTGTTGAATTAGAAGAATTAAAAGAATTAAAACCAGGTGTTAAATATAAAGTAACTGAAGATATGGTTACATCAGAAGGTGGATTTTTTGATGATAAATTTGAAAGACCTAGAGGTATTACAAATCAACAAATCAATTTATTAATAGAGGAGCTTAACGCATTAAGAAAATTATATGAGTAATATTGATGATATGTTTTTAAATTATAAAGAGTACCAAGAAAGTGATAATGATTATCTTCTTGGTAATGATGGTTATAAGTTAGAACAAAATGCTAAAAGAACTTTCTTTGAAGATGTAGGTTACTACGGAAAAGATATTGGTATTGGTACTGTAAGAGGTGGAGCTAAACTTGGTGAAGGTATTATAAGTTTACTTGCTGCTGGTGCTGAGAAGTTTGTATTAGGACCAGAGAGTATGAAGATGTTAGATCCAGAAGGTGATGGCATTGTTACAGATATTGGAAAGTTTTTTGCAGAAAATGTATATCCTAATATTGGGGAGACTGAAACATTAGCCGGTGGATTTGCAGAAGGCATTACTCAATTCTTAACTCCTGGTGTTGGATACTACAAACTATTTAATGGAATAATAAAAGCAAAAGGTGTTTGGCCTTTTATATCTAGAGCTCTTGCAGCAGAAGGTGCAACTGTAGCTACTGCCCAGGTTCCTGGAGATCCAAACTTTGTAGGATTTATTTCTCAAATGTTAAATGTTGATACAACTAAAGCAGACAGTATTGCAAAAGAAGTATTTAATTATCTTGCTACTCCAGCAAATGTAGAAGGTGGTTACGATGCAGATCAAGTCTTTGAAGAAAAATTTAAAGCTATATTAGCCGATGCTCCATTAGGTCCCATTGGTGAAACATTGGTTCCTTTATTCCAAATGACAATCAAAGGAATGAAAAAATTATTTAAAGGTAATGACAAAGCAATCCAAGAAATAAATAACAAAATGAACTTCTCTGGTGGATCTGCTATGAACCCGGATGGGCCTCTAGCACAACAAATTGACGAAGGTTCATTTAAGTACGAACCAGAATTAGAAGGAGCTGATGCTTACAACTCTTTATCTATTATGGATAGTGTTACTCCAGTTATACAGGGATCTGGTAAAAACAATAAAGTTAAAATTGATGACATCTTAAATCATTTTGATCAAGCACCTAAACTAGATATTAATAATCCAGATGACTTTACTAAGATGGTTAACCAAGGTGTAGAAGAAGTTAATTATCAATTAAAGCAAGAGATTACTGGAGCTGGATGGTATGACAAAGATATTAAAATTGCCATGGAAAAACTAGATGAGATTAATCCTAAGTTTAAAGGTAATAAAGATATTAAAGACTTTGTTGTATTCTTAACTGCTATTTCGTCTCCAGGAGTTAATGTAGGATCTGATTTTAAAGTAGCAGCAAACATTGCAGATATTTATTTAGATACTGGTAAGATCCCAACAACTAATCCATTAAGTAAGCAAACAGAAAAAGATGTCCTGGTTAAAATGGGTAAAGCAAAAGTTGGTGATGAAAAAGGATGGACACAAAGATCTCATTTAAAAGGACAACTAGAATTTGTACAAAAATACATTGATCAAAATGGATTAGATAAGTTTATAGATTTCTTAGATACTCCAACAACAAGAAGAGAATTAAATACATTAAGAAAAGAATATGGAATGAAACCTATTTCTGGAGCTTTAGATAAAGAGATCTATGGTGCTGATATGTTTGGTCCTAAAGTTTCTAAGTTTATGCAAAGTCTAATGGGTACTTCTGATGAGAGTGTACCAGATATTTGGTTTACTAGAGGATTTAATAGAAAGTCTGGTAATGTTTACACAATTAAAAAAGATGGTGTAAAAGCTAGTGCTGATCAACCTAGAAATTTAAGTGAAAGAAAAATAATGGATGATTATATTGAACAGATAAGAAATACCTTACAAAATGAATATGGTATCACATTAAATAATCGTGACACACAAGCTGTTCTATGGTATTTTGAACAAGGATTATACACAAAAATAGGAGTTAAGAGTGAACCAAAAAGTTACGCAGACGCAGCCAAATCAATCATTGAACGAAAAACCAATGACATCGAAGGAGGCATTCCACAGAGCAAGACTGGTGATGTCGAAAATTCGAAGAGCAATGGACAACAAATCAATGAACCAGGAGGAACCGAATAATGTTGAAGGATCCTCTGAACAAAACTGATAATACTAAATCTCCAGATTTAGATTTCTTAGAAAAAGTAGAAGGTACTACTTCTGAAAATATTCCATCAGAGAATATTGAGCAGTCATCAACTGACATAAATAATTTAGAAGAAAAAGATAATCCTATTTTATCTGAAAGCCCTGGTTCTAATGAAGAGGAGTATGTTCAAGTTGCTAGTCTATTTCCAAAAAAACTTCCTAAACCAAAAGATAAAAAGACTTTAACTGATAAACCTTATGGTGAAAATTTAAAAGAGATTGGTGAAAAACAAAAAGAAATGTTGGGAACCAAAACAGAAGGTGAAGATTTTATATTTGAACCTGGTACTGGTAATATTATCTTTGGTGAATTTTCAGACACTCAATTAAAAGTTATTGATGATACAATAACCAACTTACAACTTGGTAACTTAGATCAAGTTAAAGGATCATTACAAAAAACATTAAGAGAAACTGATTTATTTAATACAGGACAATTCCAAGATGCTGTTGCTACTATTTTTAAAGACAGTATTGACAAAGCTAAAAGAGGTAAGATCTCTGTAGAGACTATTGCAGCAGAGGCTGCCAAGTTAGGTAGAAATGATGTTTACTTAAAAATTCTTAAAAAGAAACCAGGAGAAATTTTAGATCTACCAACTACTTACAGAGCTATTATGGAAACTCAGATCCTAAGAGTAGAAACTGAGAAACTTGCCAATATAGTTTTAAGTGGTAATGCAAGTGAAAAAGAAATACAAAATTTTTATCAAGTATTAAGATTGTATGGTGCAGTCAATTCACAGACTGCTGCATCTGTATCTGAAAGTGGTAGAACACTTGGTATTGTATCTAAAGTAGAAACTCCAACAGAACAAGGTGCTTTAGATGTAGTTAAAATTTTAGAAGAAGAAATGGGTGCAGATCTATCACTAGAAGGTGCAACTAAAATTGCATCTGCATTCTTGTCATTAAAACCACATCAACAAAATAAATTTGCTAAAGATACTTATGCTACAAAAATTAGAGATGCATGGGCTGAAGTTTGGGTTAACTCTAAACTTGCAAGTCCAATTACTCACATTGTTAATATAGTAGGTAACACAACATTTAATACTCTTCGTGTTGCTGAGTATGGTATTGCAGCTACATTTAATAAGATCCCTGGCCTATCTTCTAAAGAAGGAATTATGTTTAATGAAGTTTGGCAAATGATTAAGTCTATGAAGTATGGAACTAAACTTGGTTTGGTTAATGCTCATGAGGCATTTAAAACTGGTGAGGCTGTTACAACTAAATTAGATCTTAGAAAACCAAATGCATTAGGTAAAAGATTATTACCAGAAAAATATCAAAATACTTTTATGGGCCACACTCTTGAGATGATGGGAACATACGCAAGAATACCTGGAAGATTATTAGTAGCTGAAGATGAATTTGCTAAAGGTGTTTTATTTCAAATGGAATTAGAAAGACTTGCAACTAGAAAATTTAATCAAGCTATTGCAGATGGTCTATCTGAAGATGATGCACAAAAAGTATTTATTAAAACATTATCTGATCCATCTAGTGATGTAGTTAAACAAGCTCAAGATGCTGCATTAGAAGGTACATTCCAAAAAGATCTACCTCCAGGAGTTTTTTCAAAAGCACAAACATTCTTTAATATTCCAGAAATGAAATTGTTTGTACCATTCTACAAAACAGTCATGAACATCTTTATGGAAAGTAATAAACGAAATCCTGTTATGATGGCTGGTGGTTCATTACTACCAGGTGAATTAGGAAATAAAATTAGAATGGATCTTTCTGGTAAGAATGGAAAAGCTACACAACAATTAGCTCTTGCTAAACTTTCAACTGGTTCAACATTAATGTATTTCTTTGGAACCATGGCCTATGGTGGATCTGGGTTTGACCAGGATGTTATGATTACTGGTATGGCCCCAATGAATAAAGCTGAGAGACAAGCATTCCTTAGAAAAGGATTGCAGCCATATTCAATAGCAATCTTAGATAAAGAAACTGGATTATACAAATCTATATCTTACGCAAGGTTTGATCCTATATCATCTTTATTAGCAATCTCTGCTGACATGGCATACATGGCTAGTAGACCAGATCAATATGCAGATCCTAATTTTGTTAATAATATGACATCATTATTTGGTAATGGATTAGGTGCAATATTCCCTTATTTGACTGAACAACCATTCTTAACTGGTATTCAAGAATTAGGAAGATTATTTCAGCCAGGCTATGGTGATGCAGAAGGTATGGTAACTAGAGCTCTAACTATTCTAACTGAAAAAGTAACTGAAGGTACTGTAGGTTTAGTTGTAAACCCAACTGGTACTTTTGGTGGTTACTTAAATAGAATGCAAGATATAACTATATACGATACCAATATTACATCTGAACAAGCTGATTGGTTTAGAAAACAATTTGATGGTGATATTCCAGCTCCTATTAGAGCTTTCTATAAAGCATACAATAAAGCAATGAAAGATAGTCCATTCTTTAATACAGATCTGAAACCTAGAGTTACTTTATGGAATGAAATTATGGTAGGCCCAGAACAAGGTATGTTTTCACCAATAAGAATAATGAATGAAAAGTATAATGATGTTGATGAGTTTTTAGTTAAAGCTGGATTAGGTATATCAATGCCAAAAAATAATATTGGTGGAATACCAATGACACAAGATGAGTATAGTGAATACATTGCTTACATTAATACTGATGAAGATGGAGATGGTGAGAGTGATTTACTACAAGAGTTAAGTGATCTAGTTAACAATGTTGACTTTCAAGATTTATTACCTGGTGATCAAATGACTGAAATAAATTCTATAGTAGATCAATACAAACAAACTGGTAGAGATTTGTTCTTGTCCAATAATACAAGTTTTAATGATAAAGTAGAAAACTTAAAACAAAAAGTAAAAGAAAAAGGAAGAAGATAGGATGGCTACATTTGCTATAAATGAAACTGCAAGAAGGGAACAGTATGTATCTACTGGCCAGGCTACCTATAACTTTAATTTTCAAGTTAATGTTACAGATGAATTATTAGTATATGTAAATGATACAGCTCAAACTTTAAGTGTTCAATACAATGCAACACTAAATGCAGATGGTACTGGATCAATTACATTTATAGATAACTCTGGTGGAGGTGGAACCAATTACACTCCGAGCTCTGGAGATCTAGTTACTATTATTGGAGATCTAGCATTATCTAGAACCACAACTTTAAATACTGCTGCTGATATTACTACAGCTAACCTGGACACAGAATTTGATAACACAGTTATTAGACAACAACAGATAAAAGAAATAACTGACAGAGCTTTACAATTAAAACCAAGTACACCTAGAACAATAACTGGATCTGGAACATCTGGTCCAATATACTTTCCTTATGATGCAACAGTATCTAACAATGCATCAAGAGTTATTTCATATGATAGTGCTGGTACTGGATTAGAGCTTGGACCAACAACTGCAAACTTAAATACTTTAGCATCAATCGTATCTGATATTTCTACAGTAGCCGGTATCTCATCTGACATACAAACAGTAGCTGCTGACGGAACCGATATTGGGGTTGTGGCAACAAATATTGCCTCAGTCAATACAGTAGCAACTAATATTAATGATGTAATAAAAGTAGCCGATGATTTGAATGAGGCTGTCTCTGAAGTTGAAACAGTTGCGAATGATTTAAATGAGGCTGTATCTGAGATTGATACTGTTGGAACAAACATTGGAGTTATTCAAACAGTTGGTGATAGTACAAACATTGCAAACATCACAACAGTCGCTGGACAAATTTCACCTACAAATAATATTTCTACATTAGCTGCTATCTCTGGTGATATTACAACACTAGCTAACACAACTGGTTTAACTACTTTGGCTAACAATGCAGCAGACATTTCAACTGTAGCAAATATTTCTACTGATGTAACTGCTGTTGCAAATATTGATACTGCTATTAGTGCTGTCAATTCAAATTCTGCTAACATCAATGCTGTTAATGCAAATTCTACAAATATTAACACAGTCGCTACAGACTTATCTGGATCTAATACAATAGGAACAGTAGCTGCTGATTTATCTGGATCTAATAATATTGGAACAGTCGCATCAAATATTTCTGATGTAAATAATTTTGCTGATACTTATCGTATCTCTGCAAGTCAGCCTACAACAAGTTTAGACATAGGAGATTTATGGTTCGACACAGCAAATTCGGTCATGAAAGTCTACTCGTCATCCGGGTGGGTAACTGCTGCGTCTGCTGTTAATGGGACTGCTGCTAGGTTTAAATATACTGCTACTGCATCACAGACAACATTTAGTGGATCTGATGATAATACAAATACCTTGGCCTACGATAGTGGTTTCATGGATGTGTATTTAAACGGGGTGAAATTAGTTTCGGGTGCATCTAATGACTATGTAGCAACTAACGGGACCAGCATCGTACTAAATTCTGGAGCTGCGTCTGGAGATATTTTAGAGGCAATAGCCTACGGAACATTTGAGTTAGCAAACTTCTCTATTGATGATGCTAATGATGTACAGACAACTGGAGTACAAGACGGGCAAGTATTACTATACAACTCAAGTGCTGGACAATTTCAGCCAGGCAATGCATCGAGTGCTGAAGTATATGGATTTAATAAAGACAGTAGTGGAAACTTAATTGTAACGACAACTAACCAGGGAGTAGATAATATTACTAATGCTCAGTATGCTGCATTTGATGATGTCTTATTCTCTGCATCTGGATTTACATTTAGTATAAACTCTGACGGAAACCTAATTGCAACAATATAATGTACTCGAAATGTTTATGAATAAAATAAATACAAATAATAATATTATCACGAAAGGTATATACAATGGCACAAATTGATTTAGGTTCTATAAAATTTAATTGGAAGGGTTCATACTCTGGAGCAACTGCATATGTCGTAGACGATGTAGTAGAGAGCTCTGGATCTTCTTATATCTGTATTGCAGCAACAACTGGTAATGCTCCACCAAATGCTACTTACTGGGAGCAAATGTCATCTGCTGGTACTAATGGTACTGATGGAACAGATTTA